AATGCGGCAGCAGCTACGTCCGCAATCAGCGCAGTAACCGAACCAAGTACACTTCCACCTACGGCGATACCATTGTCGTCTGGGTCTGCGGTACCACCAAGAAGAAAGGCGGTCGCTGCAGCCGGAAGGACATCCCGGAGCGAGTTCTTCGAGAAGCCTGCGCTGAGGCCCTTGGCTTAACAGAATTTGATGAAGATGTATTTCTGGAGAAGGTCGACTACATCATGGTCAATCCAAACTGCCAGCTTGAATTCCATTTTTACGATGGCACTACCAAGGTTCAGACTTGGAAGTCCACCGCGAAAAAGGACTGTTGGACTGACGAGCAGAAAGACCGCCAGCGCGAATGGATGCGCCGGAACATGGCCACCAGCAGCAGGTTCTCGCCCTTCACGACCAGAGTGGTCTGCGGATGCTGCGGCAGTTCCTGCAGGCGACAGACCCAGCCGAGCAAACTGAGCGAAACGGGCAAGATTGCCTACTGGCGCTGCTCTGGCGGTGCCAAAACGAACTGCGGCATCAAGGGAATCCGAGAACCGGAGCTTATGGAGATTACCGCGCAGGTCATGGGCACTCCCGAATTTGATGGTGAGGTCTTCCGGGAGCGGGTCGACCACATCACGATGGTGGAAAGCGGTAAGCTGGAGTACACCTTCCTTGATGGTCATACGCAGGAAGCGGAATACTCGACCGAAAAGCCGATCCACCCTTGGAGCGAAGAACAGAGAGCCAAGTTCAAGGAATCCGTCAAGGGCAGCTACACGCCAGAGCGCCGCAAGGCCATGAGCGAACACATGAAGAAAGTAAGGAGTGAGAAGCATTGGGCGTCCAAAAGAAAGTAAAGACCATACCGGCCACGCTGACCCGATTCACCGCGTCGCCGATAACAGAACAGGAAAAGCGCAAGGTAGCTGGTTACGCTCGTGTTTCCACAGACCACGACGACCAGTTCAGCAGCTACGAAGCGCAGATTGACTACTACACCAACTACATCAAGGGCCGTGACGATTGGGCGTTCGTTGAGGTCTACACGGATGAAGGCATCACCGGCACCAGCACCAAGCACCGTGAAGGTTTCAAGCAGATGATTGCTGATGCCCTCGACGGTAAGATTGACCTTATCGTCACCAAGTCGGTCAGCCGATTCGCCAGAAACACGGTAGACAGCTTGACTACCATCCGCCAGCTCAAGGAAGCCGGTGTTGAGGTCTATTTCGAGAAGGAAAACATCTGGACATTCGATGGCAAGGGCGAGCTGCTGCTGACCATCATGTCCTCATTGGCACAGGAAGAAAGCCGCAGCATTTCCGAGAACTGCACTTGGGGCCAGAGAAAACGCTTTGCAGACGGCAAGGTGTCCGTTCCATTCCAGCGCTTCCTCGGCTACGACCGAGGCCCGGACGGGAATCTGGTGGTCAACCGGGAACAGGCAGTCATCGTCAAGCGCATCTACAGCTTGTTCCTGCAGGGCATGACCTACTACGGCATCGCCGACACCCTCACCAAGGACGGCATTCCGACACCCGGCGGCAAGAAGAAATGGAGCATCTCCACCGTCAAAAGTATCCTCAGCAACGAGAAGTACAAAGGCGATGCGCTCCTTCAGAAAAGCTACACTGTCGATTTCCTGACCAAGAAGACCAAGGTCAACGAAGGCGAAATCCCGCAGTACTATGTCGAGGATAACCACGAGGCCATCATCGACCCTGAAGTGTTCGAGATGGTGCAGCGGGAAATGGCCAAGCGCGGCAAGGGCAAAAAGTACCACAGCGGAGTCCACGCCTTTTCCACCAAAATCAAGTGCGGCGAGTGTGGGAGCTGGTACGGCTCAAAGGTCTGGCACTCCAACACCAAGTACCGCAGGACCATCTGGCAGTGCAATCACAAATTCGATGGCGACTGCCGCTGTCAGACACCGCACCTGACGAATGAAGAAATCCAGCTGCACTTCCTTTCGGCGGCGAACAAGCTGCTGGCCACAAAAGGTGCGGTCATCGCCAACGGCAGAGAGATGCAGGCGCTCCTCTTCGATACCACCGAGCCGGAAAAGGAACAGGCGCAGCTACTCGAAGAAACGCAGGTGGTTTCCGACATGGTACAGCAGGCCATTCAAGAGAACGCCCGCACCGCTCTGAACCAGACCGAATATCAGAAACGCTACGACAGCTTGGTACAGCGCTTCGACCGAGCAAAGACCCGGCTGGAAGAAGTCACCGCCGAGATTCAGGAGAAGCAGACGGCCAGCGCCAACATGGGAACCTTCCTGAATGCCTTTGAACAGATGCCGGATGCACTGGCAGAGTTCTCCCTTGAAAGCTGGCACAGCATGGTGGATTTCGCCACCGTCTACAGCATCGACGACATCCGCTTCACCTTCAAGAACGGTCAGGAAATCCAAGCATAATCCCATAGACGCACGAACGCCTCACAACTGGTTTTGATGCCAGCGGTGAGGCGTTATTCTTTTATCCATTTATAGTATTTTACTGCGTTCTTTTTCTATAGACACTATTTTTTGGCTGCTATGCGAGGATATTACCCGGTTGAACTTTTTAATCAAGTCTTTATCAGCCATGCGATAACTAACAACATTCACCGGGTCACTTCCTTTTGCTATCAGCAACATATGATTCGGATTTATCGAAAAATAGTAACCGTTCATATTTGTTGCTTCAACATGAGATATATGTTTAAATGCCGGATTGTCAGATGTAATAAAACTGCCTGCATTAGGATATGTCTCAAAAAGAATAAACTGACAGTTTTCAACCGCCTTAGCCAATGCTGTGTGATAAAAACCGCCATTCTCTTTATAGAACATCCTATAAAGCTCAGTAAACCATACTGCATCCATCATCTCTTCAGTTTCTTTAACTCCGGGAAAGG